TTTTTCTATGTGTAAGTTCTTTCCTAGGAGAGAATCTACACCTATGGCAACTGCACTGACATATATATCTGTGGCAGTTACTACTCCTGTGACAGCTATTCCTGTGGCAGTGGTGGCTAACTTTGAAGAATTATCATGGTAAAGAGTAGCTGCACCGTCATCTACAAAAGTTGCCATGGTTTCACCAGAACCAATAATATCAACCTGACTACCTTGAATTTTTAGATTACCTGTTCCATTGTCAACAACGTAACTGTCACTCCCGTCATGGTAGAGTTGAAGATCAGCACTTGTTCCCAGTTGAATTTTACCTGAGTCATTGGGAATATTTAAATTACCTCCAGAACTAATGGCAACTTTCTCTGTTGCTGCTTCAGAGGCTCCTGTTTTAAAGGAAAGTTTAGTTGCATTATTATCAGCGGCAAAGTCACCTTCTGACACTGCCTCTATACCTGCTGCCACTAGAATAGCATCTGTTCCTGCACTTTCATCAGGAGCCTGAAAATTAATAACACCTAGCTTATCAGCATCAGCTATATCTGTGTCACCTGTTTGAAAAACCATGGTGGGAAATTTGTCATCTCCCGTGTCAGCGTGTTTAAAATTAAGTCCTACATCAGGAACGTGTATAAATTTAATTTCACTATCTGCACCAAAGGTAAGCTCTCCACTGTCTGATTTTAATTTTACATCATGGTTAAAGTCAGCAGTACCTGCATCTGACATATCAAGGGTCAGAGCAGTGATAGCAGAAGAATCATCTACACCTTGGATAACAACGTCTTTATCTCCTACCAGAGACTTAATAGTTAGGTTATCACTGGCCATACTAATATGACCTACGTTTGTACTCCCGTCCTTGAAGATAACTTCTTCACCTGCAGCGTCCAGAACAATATCTGCTGCTACGTCCAGGGTGAGACTACCTGAAGAAAGATCAATCTCTGTCCCGTCTATGGTGATGTTATCTACTTTTACCCCGTCATCAGCAATGATGGCATTGGTAAAGGTGGCAGAGGTTATAGCTGCATTACTAACAACGGTTAAACGATTGATAGTCATAGAGACAATAGAAGTAGGGTGGGAAATACCTGTTAGATTAGAACCATCTCCCCAGTATCCTGAAGCTGTAACATTGGAACTGAAAGTAGCACCTGTTCCACTGACTTGCCCTGTGAACTCAGCAGCAGCGGCAGATACCTTGGTGGTGAAGCTTCCTGTAGCAGCTACAAAGTTAGTGGCACTGACAGAGGCACTGAAACTACCTATACCTGCATCTACCTCTGTAAGACTAAGAGTGGGGTTAACTTTAATTGTTGCACTGGTGGTGGCAGTTGCCACTGAAGTACCAGCCTGTGTCAGTAGAACAGTGGTATCTTCTGAGGTAATATTTTGAACAGTACCTGCACCTGCAGCTAGGTCATTAAGCTGATTGGCAGTTGCTGTTAGTACTGTACCGCCCAGAGCAAACTGACCTGTGACATTAAGTTTAGCTGTACTCATGGCAATAGGAGAAGCAGTTCCTCCTCCATCAGTGATAGTTCTTACTGTTTCATCCAATCCTGAATTAGACGTTGCTGCATTTACTTGCAGTAGGTCCTTATAGGTATTGGCTATCTTAGCATTAGTTAGATCAGCCATTATTAATTATTCCTCACTGAATACTTCTTACTTCTTACTACTTTTTCTTTTTAAACCATAAACAGAACTTCTCTTTTCTTTCTTACTACTTTTTTTCTTCCTAGATGCCTGTGCTTCATCACGCCTGTCTTTGTCACTTTGTGATTTCTTTCCTCTACGGCTTCCCAAACTTTCGTCTTCTCTATCCTTGTAACCCTGACGCTTCTTCTTTCTCTTCTTTGGAGATACTAGTGAAATATCTTTTTTAGCACTGAAATAAGCTCTTGGCATCTTCGTTCTCCTTTATATAAAGTTCCACTGAGTAGTCTCTTCTCCCCACTCAGTTGTCACCACGTTCCAACTTTGGTTTCTGTCAGCATTACTAGGTGGTCTGGCATCTTTTATAATTTCTTTGTCTATCAAAAACTTTACCTTGTTCTGAGGGTTAGTCACAAGGTTAAATATACCATCACTTTCTGACTTAGCAATTATAAGATTCGTTCCAGGTTCTTTTATTCTTTGGTCTAGTCTATACCTAAAACCTGATCTATCACTTATAAAAAATCCTTTTTTAAAAGCCATGCTATACCACCTGTAATCTCGGAGTGATAAAGAGGCTTACTCTGTTCCTATCTGAATCCAAAGCACTGGTAAGAAGTTCTTCGTACTTAGCTTTAAGAAGAGCCACTCTCTCTGCAGGAACACCTGCTCTCTTATAACTGAGATAGTAAGCAAGACCACAGGTTAAAGCTGGGAGAAATCTAAAAGGTACATCTGCATTCTGTAGAGCACTCTTACTAACATCTGCTAGTCTTTTCATTCTGTAATTTCTAAAAGTATAGGTATCCCCTGTATCAGGAGTAGGAAAAAAATAAGCTTTAACAGCTTCTCTGCCTCTTAGAGTGGCAAACTGTGTGGGCCTACCAGTGGTAGATTTATCAGTGACAGCTTCATATTCTTCATAACCTATGCGAGTCATCTGAAAATCATTACTATTGGAGGTAAGTCTGATATAACCAGAGAGAACATCCACTGTTTCATCAGGGAGGGTATATTCTGCTGTTCCTGCCACCAGAGTAGTACTGGCCAAGTCTGTACCCCAGAGAAGGACACCACGGTTCTGCCAGTCTGTCAGCATAAGATTAAGAGACCTTCTGGCAGTGATAGAATCATTGGCCAGTTCTGCTTGCCCTCCTAGCATAGCATAGGCTTCTTCTATTACTTCATCTATATAGAAGCTAGTGTCATAGTTAGATGTAGATGCAATTGCCATATTCTTACCTTACCTTATTTTACTTACTTATTTCTCATCCAAGCTGGTTTAACAAGACTATCAACAGAGTGTATAACTTTTCCTCCCTCTTTCATGGGAAGGGGTTTTGTATAAGGAATACGTCTACCAGAGGGAAGCTGTTGTTGAACATTTACCTTTTTAAAACCATAAGGCTTAACCGTTAGATCATATTTAGCACCTATCATTTTACACCCTGTACCTTTCTTTTGGGTCTTTGAGAAGAGGTTCTGAACTCTGTTTGAGAACTGTGTCTAGTTTAGAATCCATCCTTTGTATAATTATTTCTAATCTGGTTGATTTATCAATTAAATCTACAATAATAATATCTTGACTTTTTAAACTGGCTATTACATCTTTTAGAAGAAAATGAAGAAGTTTCCAAGCAGCTACCCCTGCTCCTATGGTGGCAACTATGGCTAACCCGTAGTCTGAAATAGCTTGAAATAGACTAAATTCTTCCACCGTTCATGTCCTTTCTATTTTGTTACAGGTGCTGATTTACAAGAACAACCTCCTTCTATAGTACAAGCGCAATCTTCACAACCTGTACACTCACAGTTAGGGTTAGAACATTTCTCAAACCAAAATTCTTTTTTAGATTGTTCTTCAGACAACACTGGGACCTCTTCTAGCTGCTCCAAAACCTTGTCCCGTGGGTTTGCCGTTGATCTCTGCTAATCTGGCAGAATCTGTGGGAGGGTTTGGATCAGGAAGAGGATAGTGTTCTACTTTTTTTGTACTTATTCTATCCTGTTTTTTCTTTGCCATTGTATAGTTCTCCTTTGATTAGAATCCTCTAAGAGCAGCACCTGTACCTCTTCCAGAAAAGCCTGTGCGTGTGCCTCTACTATTTTTCTTCTTGTTCATTTGTTTACCTCTTCCAGGCCTACCACCTTTCTTTTCACCTGCTTCTAGATCAAAAGTATCTTGTCTAGTATCATACATGAAACCAGTCTTTCTGGCAAAATCACCTAGACCAGTTTCTTTATCCCCATAATATTTATATGCACTCCCTTCTGTAGGGTCTTTAGGAGTATTAGTTTTAGATTTAACTTTATCAACCTTACTACTTTTTTTCTTCCTAGATGCCTGTGCTTCATCAAAATCATCCATCATATCCATATTATAGCCTTCTACATAAGGAGCTTTGTTTTTGTTAGCTTTAGTGGTATTTACATTTTTATTGTTAGGTCTTTTTTCAATTTTATTGTTAGGTCTTTTTTCAATAGAATCAGATAAAGTTTTAGCTCCATAACCTAGACCCACACCTGTTCCTACTTTTGCAGCTGTGGAAGTTACGTTGCGTACATTTCTAGCTATCTCTTGATCTCTTTTACTAACACCTCTTCTTTGACCCGGTTTACCTAAACCTAATT